CCTCCTCCCACCCTTGATAAGGAGTGTATCATGGCCGAAGATCCAAAGAATGTTGAATGGGATAAACTCCCGAACAACTTTCAGGAACTGATGAAGACGGTTACCATTCTTAGCATTCGTGCTATGCTGGCTCGCCTTCAAACAGTTACGGAAGTTAACCTTCCGAAGGAAATTCAGTTCGAATCTCTGGACATTCGCATGCTTCATGCGATTGAGCAGAAGGTTCGTGATACACTCCGAACTCTTGGTGGGGCTCGGTGACAGGGGTCTTGGCTCAGGATCACTCCTGAGTATATTCTACGGGCACCAGCCTGTAGAAGTCGCCCGTGCGACACTGGTAGAAAGCTACCAGGGGTTTTGGCGGGTTATTACTAACTTACCAAAACTTGGTGGAGCATGCCGAATCTCTTAGTCCAGAATGTCCAGACAAAAGGTCGGGGCAGGTCAACGACGTGGCAGTGGAATTCTCTCAAGAATCCCTCTAACACTGTTACTTACTCCCTATCTCAGCCTGTGGCACTAATGGTCTATCGGAATCGATCGACAAGCAATACGCCGGGGTTTCACAGCCCGAGTCGTATTGGTCCATTACCGATGAGGTCATTTCTTTACGAGAGTAAAGATATGGTCTTCGGCGATGGTAACTCCAATTACTATTTTAATACTGGTATTTGGAGTTCGTCGTCAGGGTATACGTATCAGGAAACTGATGAAGAGGGTCCCGGTAGGGGCGCCTCGCCGTCGTTGTCCGATTACTATAATTTCCCTGCATCTCCTCTGCCTGCCAGTCGGGTTACGTCGCTTGATTACCAAGCGCGTAATAAGGTTATCCTCAACGTCAAAGACATGAAGGTTAACCTCGCCCAGTTTATTGCAGAACGGCAGCAAGCTATCGACATGTTTGTCAGCAATGCGACAAAGCTTGTCGAAGCTGTCCGTTCAGCTAGACGGGGTGACATGGTAGGGGCTGCGAAGCATCTCGGTGTCCATCTGTCCAAAAGACAGAAGTCCCGGATGAACAGGCGCCAGAAATCCCGGCGTCGGCGAAATGCTGATACCCTCGGTAACTCCTGGCTGGAGTTACAGTACGGTTGGCTTCCTCTATTGAGTGACGTCAAAGGTGCTGCCGAGACTGCTGCTAAGGCACTTGATGATGTTTACCGCGCTTCATATCGGGCTTCTGCTCGAGCGAAGGCGGAACATGATCAGTTCTTAGTTCAGACTCGTACGAGTCTTCCTGGCGGTTTTAAGACCAGTGAAGTAAGGGTGCAAGGGAAACACGAGGTTTCTTATCACTTGCGCTATGGTATGCAGTCGCCACCCAGTTACTATGCAACAGCCTTGGGTCTAACTAACCCGCTGTTACTAGCCTGGGAGGTCCTTCCTTTCTCGTTTGTTGCCGACTGGTTTATCGGGATTGGGGATTATCTCTCCACCCTCGACGCAACCATGGGCCTCAACTTCCTGGATGGTTCCAAAACTGAGTTTTGGCACTGGACCTGGACGGGAAAAGGAGTGAAAATTGGCACCGAAAACGGTTACACTTATCGTTACGATTCAGGGAATTCTTCCGTGGAGTGGGTATATTGCAAAAGGACTGTTCTTTCGAACTTTCCGAATGCCCCCCCTCCTTACTGGAAGGATGACCCTCTGAATTTGACGAGGATTGCAAACGCCGGTGCTCTTCTCCTTCAATTCTTTAAATAGCAGGAACTACGATGACGGCAATCGCTGCATTGACTCTGGCCGACGGCCAGGCTACCCCAGTCAACCACACCTTCGGTGTGGTTGGCATCGATAACACCGGCGTTGCTCGCTGGGTTGACCGTTCGGGCGGAATTGCCCTCGGTTTCCCCCAGGTGAACTTCTCGATGAAGTCTCCGTCGAAGACGTCGCGCAACTACCGCGTTGTTGCGCAGGTTGTTATCCCGATTCTCGAGCAGACGAGCGCTTCGACCGCGACTGGTATTCAACCAGCCCCGACGAAGGCGTACGATCTGCGCGCGAATCTCGAGTTTGTGCTCCCGGAGCGCTCGACGCTGGCCCAGCGGAATGATCTGCTGGCCTACGTCAAGAACTACCTGGCGAACGCCGCGGTTATCCCGCCGGCGATCCAGAACTTCGAGCAGGTTTACTAACCTGCTCTTCTGAGCTCAACTTGAGAAGGGAAACAACTTATGTCCTCCGTACTGAGACGTAGGTCTGAGCAACTAGCAGTTGCTCAGAAATATCGCGAAGACAACGCCTGTACTGACGGTGCTATTCGTCGTTACTTGTCAGCTATCGATACTCCTAGATCGTTGACTGTCTGGCTCCTCTATAAAAACGGGGAGCACGATCAGTTAGCGGCCTTGGACATCGAACCGAAAAACTATGAGAATAGCTATCGGTTCCGTCTCGACTACTGTGCTACTAACTTTCTCTCTAAGGCTTCGTTTTTGCGAACGAGCTTTGATCGGAAGGAAGTTGCCCTTAAGAAGTTTCATGAGTATGAAACTCTCTGTGCCGAGACGAATAATCGCTTTCGGAGACCTGGGTTAGATCCGTTAAACAGCGGACCTAACGTCTGGTTGCTAAATGCAACTAGGCGGAAAATCTCACAGATCCTTGGCGATTATTCAGCTGATGAGTTGGTCGACGAAGCTAATTGGGGGCCGGGAGTCTCTACTCTCTTAAAGGGAGCAGAGGTCTCGGCATACAATAAATTCCACGCAGAACGTGGAATAACTCGCGACTTGTACGCCCTTGTAAGTGGATGGTTTCCATCCGCTTACCCGCTATGGTGGAAGCACCTATCCCACGGACTTTCTGATGGTGAGTGTGCTTTTACTGTGGTGGCTGGGAACGACATCGTCACTGTACCGAAAAATTCGAAGACGGATCGAGTTATAGCTATTGAGCCAGGGATTAATCTCTGGTTTCAAAAAGCTATTGGCTCGATGATCCGTCGACGGCTTTCTCGGGTTGGTGTCGACTTAAACTCGCAGGAGACCAATCAACGTTTGGCGAAGTACGGAAGTACGTTGCCATATTTCGAGGAGGGAGATTTCTCTCTCTCGACTGTTGATTTTTCGTCTGCTAGTGATAGCATCTCTCTGGAGGTAGTTCGGGAGCTTCTGCCCCCGCGCTGGTTCCAAATCATGGATGCGTGTCGCTCCAAGATCGGTATGTTGGCAACTGGGCCGCTTAGGTGGAATAAATTCTCCAGTATGGGGAATGGATTCACCTTTGAGCTCGAGTCGTTGATCTTCTACGCGGCAGCTTCCGCCTGTGTAGAGTACTATGCTTTTGAGCATAATATCACAATAGGACGTCACTCGACGGACTACTGGGTCAACGTGTTTGGGGATGATGTTATCATCCCTTCGCATGCCTTCTCGCTCTTCCAGTCGTTTAGTGAATTCCTAGGTTTTCGCGTTAACCCAAAGAAGTCTTACTTCACGGGTAAATTCCGCGAGAGCTGTGGATTTCACTATTTTGACGGACTAGTCTGCAAGCCCGTCTATCTGAAAGATAGACTTCGCCATGTGGAAGATCTTTACAAACTGGCTAACGCTATCCGGCGCCTGGCTCACCGTCACTGTTCTTTTAGTGGCTGTGATTCTAGGTTCCATAACGTTTGGTCTTACCTGGTGGACAGGGTTCCAGAACCACTTCGGTTCCAAGTTCCCGATTCAGCAGGTGACACAGGATTCGTCAGTAACTTCGACGAAGCCTGTCCTCCGAGAGCCCGAAACGGTATCGAAGGATACTACTATCGAGCTCTCTCCTCCGTCGGCGTGAGCCGACGCGGCGATGGAGATGGGTTATTGCTAACTCGTCTCTGGGTGCAGTCTGAGTTAGAGTATAACAACCGTTATACTCTAAGAGGCCGATCCAGACGATCCATCTCGGATAGTCTGGTTGCACAGTGGTACAACCTCGGCCCTTGGGAGTAACACTCTCAAAGGTTTAGGCAGGTTTGTCTAGTTAACCTATTGTAGAAACTAGGCTGGTTGAGGACTAAACACCTCTTGGGAAAAAGCGCG